CTCCGATTACTTTGAGTTCGCCAGACAGCGGCTTCCCTGCCTGCGCCCGGGCTGCAAGCTTCTTCGCGTTGATCGAACCTCCGCCCTCGACAATCGCATCCTCGACCGTATGCGCCTTCGCCATCAATGTCCGAGCGTCGCGAAATCCTTTCAGCATCTCCTGCCCGGACAGATAGACGACCTGGCCATTCGGCCGCGTGACTGCGTGCAACGGTTGCGCGCCGCCGACACTGGAAGAAAGGTGCCGCTCGATCTGATCCTCGATTGCCTTCGCAATCTCGCGGCTCGCCTTGCCAAGCCCCGTTTCACCTTTGCGAAATGCGTCTGTCGCCTTATCGCGCAGGTATTGCGTAGCCTGCAGAGCGTCTCCGGCGTCAAACTTCGGCACGGCAAACAGTTGCGCAATCTGTGACACTTCGTCGGAGATGGCGCCAGGAAACGACCGTGCTGCACCCTGATAGCGGTTCGCAATCGACGAAATGCGCGCCTGGAACGCCCGATCAGTCGGCACCGTGCCAACGGTAGCCACTGGCTCATATCCGGCCTGGTAGGCCGCTTTGCGCACGTCCTGCGCTGCTTCTTTCGTCAACGGCGCATCGTCCGCAAGCCCGATTGACCGGCGTGCCATTGCATCGAAGATCGGCGCGTTCCGGTTTGCCTGTTCCTGCGCCGATGCAATCTTCCCTGCGACAGACTCCAATGCCGTATTGGCAATGGTCGGATTGACCGACGACGGAGTGACGCCGAGACCTTCCGCCATTGCCGCTCGCAGGGTGTCGTCGATCGGTTTGTTCTTCGACTGCAGCGCCGCCTGTTCAGCGGTGCGCCGAGCGACATACTGGCTCGCCTTGTTCGCCAAAGCCTGCCCTACGACGCCTGCGCCAGCCCCAAGAGCGGCGTTTCCGAGTTTGCCAGTGATGATGTTGCCGGCCGTCTGTTCGCCCGCTACAGGTGCAAGCGCACCAAGCCCTGCGCCAACTGCGGCGGCGGTCTTATATGCTGTTCCTGCCCTGGCCAACGGGACCGCGGTCAGCGCTACGTTGCCGGCGATCGCCCCGACCGGAGCCTCTTGCTCGATGATGCGGTTTTCGTCAATTCGCCGCTGGTTTCCTTGACCGACAAACTGCTTCGCACCTTCCCATGCGTTCGATAGCGCGGTACCGGCGCCGGCTATGTTGCGCTTCGCCCATCCAGCATCACGCAGTTCCGTGCGCAAGGTATCAGGGTACGCTTCCGCGCCAATCTTGACCGGCTCAGTGATCGGCGGTGGGCGAGGTTGAACATCTTGCATCGCAACAGGCGCCGACGTTGATCCTGCGAGATACGAGACGATTTCGTCGTCAGTGTGCCCTGCTGCCCGGGCCTTGGCAGAGTCGAAGCCTTCCGACCTCGAAAGGTAATCGGCAATCTCCTGCTTCGAGTGCCCGGCTGCCATAGCCTTTTCAACGTCGAACGGCATGTTCTACCTCGTGCGGAATGCGTCGAGAGGATGCGCGCCTGCTGGCTGCGACGGTGCAGCTGCAGGTTGCTGCGGTGACGACAGGCCGAAGAACTCATCCGGTGACGCCCGTCTGGAATTTTCCACCAAGGCGCCGTTCTTCTGTGGCACGAAGCGCGGATTGGCGTCGAGGTACCTCTGCCAGGCCGCATCGGCGCCAGACAGGTTGCGGTTCTGTTCCAGCCACGTTTGCCGGAAGATGGCGCGCTCGCGCGCGTTCTGCGCCGCCCCGATCATGATCTGCGTGATGTTGTCGTTCGTCTGGCGATCGTTCATCAGCGACGGCCCTGCGCCCTTCATGTACTCGCGTTCGGTGTTCGAGATAGCGCCCTGTCCAGGCTTGAAGTTGTTCAGCGTCAGGAAGTTCTGAATCTGCGTCAACTCCTGCCGCTCAGGACTTCCGATTGCTGGCAACATGCCCATGATCCGGCCCGTCTCGACGTTCTGGTTCAACTCACGCCAGCGCTTCGCAGCCTGTTCGATTGCCGATGCCTGCTCGATTTCCTTCTCATCTCGCGCGAGCTGAGTCAGTCCGAATTTGTATGCGGCAATTTCTCGCTGGCTTTCCTTCGGCGCCTGCTGCATTTCGCGGACCGTCTTCTCCGTCGCTGCTCGCTTCTGATCGATGGTCGCTTGCTTGTCGGAAATAGCCAGTTGCCGATCCTGCGCCGCGTTCGTAGCCGCTTTGGACGCTGCAGCATCGACGCCGTAATCGACGCGGCGACCGTCGATCATCGCCGCCAAAGGCTGCCCCTTGATCGCATACCCTTTGCCTTGTCCGAATATTTCAATCGGCCGGCTGTAGTCGAGTTGCGCGTCGTTCTGCCGCCCAGGTTGGCCCGAGAAGTTGTACGTTGCGCCGGTGCGGTTGTTCCGCAACATCCCGCTGCCTGGAGCAACAGGTACGCGCGGGTCGTCTATCGGGTTCGCCATCGGCTGCGGTGCCGTGCGCTCCGGTGGAAGGTTGCGGATCTGGTTCAGGTCTCGAAGTTTCGGCTGTGGTTGCTGCGACATTTCGCCGGACATTTCGCCGGACACTTGCGGATACATTTCAGGCGCCAATCCACGAATTGCACCCTGCGACACGCGCGCAGGATCGTAGCCCATCTGCAGCAGCTCCACATCGGACAAACCAGATCCCGGCTTATCCTGCGCAGGCAGCCCGCCGATCTGTCCCTGCGCCATCCGGCGCGGGTCGTAACCCATCTGCAGCAATTCGGCAATCGTTGCCATGTCAAATCGTCCTTACCATGTCGAAGTACGCGACCTCTCGCCCGGGTTGATCCGTCCGGTTGCGGTAGCGTTCTGCGCGGCCAGGCGCCGCGAGGCCAAAGCCGCCTCGTCGTACCCAACCAGAGCGCGCAGCGCCGTGTTTGCCGTGTCCGACCGCCCTTGTTGCTGCAGGCCGAGTTCCTGATTCGCAGACCCCATCAGCCCGAGGTTGTATTGGTTGCGCTGCCCGGTCGCCGAGTTCAGCCGATCGAACTCTCGCCCGTATTCATCCGACGCCATGCCCTGCCCGTAGCGCGCAAGCTCTGCCAGGGTATTGCCGGAATTCAGCATGCCGCGAGCCGCCGCCGATCGCTCGACAGCCTGCTGTCCCTGGTTGAAACGGAACTTGTATGCGTTCGTGTTCTCGATCGAATCAGGGTTGTTGATCAGCGCAGCCAATCGCTGCTCATACGGGTTCGAGTATTGCCCGGAACTGGCGCCGACTTGCTGTTGCCCGGTTGGCTGAAGCATGGCCTGAATCTGCTGCAGGTAGTTTTGCCCGCCGCCAGGGACAACCTCCCGGCTGAGTTCGCTGGCTTGCTGCTGCTCACTCAGGTTCGCAGCCAGCATGCCGGCCGGCAAAGTCTGCGAGACGCCGTTATAGAACCGAGACCAGTTACCGTTTCCGTTGTCGCGCCACCCTTGCGCCTGCGCCAGTTGCTCGAACTGCGGGAATGCCTGCCTGGCCCTGTATGCTGCAATTTCCTGTTCCATCGTTGCCATTTGCAAACCTCATTCAATCTCGAACGCTGACACCTGCACTGGCAAAGAGCCGACGTGAATCAACTCGAATGCCCGCCTTCTAAATTTACCACATCTGCGCAGCCTTGCTTGTGCAGCAGACAAATCAACCGGGCGCCCTTTGCTGTAGGTCTGATAATCATCGTCAGACCAGCGAATCATGGCAGAGCTTCCTTGTTTCATGCCAACAACCCGGAGTTGCCCGATCGTTTTCCAGTCCTCGGTACCGTCGTCGAACTTCGGGGTCCGGATCTTCAGTTTGATCGGTGCGCCATCGTCATCAGACGACGCGTCGCTGATCTCGCAAAGTTCTCCGGTGTCCTCGTGCAGAACCAAGTCGCGGCCAGCGGCATTGACGTAACGCGAATACTTAAAGTACGTCTCGTCATACCCTGCGGCCGTGATTGTGCCTGTTGCCGGAGAAACCGTCGAAGACGCCACCGGGAACGAATAGCTGTTCGCGCTGATCCACGTGATCTGCTGGATTCCGTTGTATGCCGACTGCGCTGCTCCAGCAATCAATACCGGGTCGCAGTCCGAATACCCGTGCGCCGTTTGCGTGACGGTCGCGACGCCTGCCGATTGCGTGATCGTGCAGGACGCCGGAGTCTGCAGCGTCAGGCTCGTCCATTCGGCCCATGTGCCGTTCGTGGCGTCATAGACGATCGTGAGACCGAGTGTTCGCAGTCCGAGCACATAGAACGAATGGCCAGCGATACGAACCCCGTATGCATAGACATCCGACACGCCATCAGCGGCCAGGATTCGATCGACGTCCGGAGTGCTGACCTTCTCCTGCTGCAGTTCGCGCATGCGATAGACTCCCGGGCCTTGCTGGCGAGCCTTCGACACCCACAATACGGTCTCGTCCAGATACGCGACAGAATCCCCGTTGGCGCATCCGGTCAGCGTGAAAGCGCTCAGGACTGGCGACAATGGCGACCCAGTTGCATTGCCGACATTGTAGAAAAACTCGGTGCTCCATTCCTTGAACGCAACGACGTAGTTCTGAGATTTCGCAATCGCGACGCCCTGACCAGGCTCAATTGCCGCTGTGATGAAGTCCAATGCCCCCCACGTCAGCGGGTCGTTCAGTCCGCTGTTGTAGACGACAGCGTTCTCGTCCATCACGAAGAAGTACCCGTCGAGA